GGTGCTGCTCCGGCAGGTCACGCTCCTCCTGCGCCAGCGCTTGTAGCGCCCGCGCCAGCTTCCGCTTCAGCTGTTCCCGAAGCAGTGGTCAAGAAAAATGAGCCGTGTTTCGACTTTGCCAAAGGTCGGTGCTCGGCCATCACTTGCGCACGCTCTCACGACATGTCTTTGTTATCGCAAGACGCCGGTTGGAAACTTGGTGTCTGCGTCATCGACTGTGCAATCGATCCGGTCACACTTGGCGCCCTCCGCGTCACTCACGATTTCCCCATCGTGAACCATTCCAACATTCACCTCCACCCTCGCGGCCGTGGCGCGCGCACCGTCGTCTCTTTTGAGATGGCGCAACGCGCGCGCAAATCTGGCTGGCGCGCGCTCCACTGGCAACACCGCAACCGCGGCTGGGTTTCCGGTGATGAGTGCCGGTACGCATTCGGTGAGGAGGATGAAGAGTGGAAGTGTGATCTTCACGTGGTCGACGGCCAATGCCAACACGCCCGCAAGCTCCTTGCTGGCGAGTACGACACCATCATCGCTCTTGATGTTCCGCTAACGGAAGACGACGCGCGCAATGTGTTTGCGCGTTGGCCGGCCGTCAAGCGCATCATTTTGGCGGTGCATCCGTATGATGGCATGCTCGTGACGATGCTGGACCAAACAGCAATGTACGTTCCCACAGCCAACGGGCGTGGTGAGTACCACGTACAGTGTCCAGGCGCGGACATGATTCGTGAAGACTCGTTGTTCTGGCTCAAGTCGTTGTCGGCCGACCTCCTTAAAGTGGAGGCTCTGCATGATGATAACTTGGCCTACCGAGTGTTCAAGATCACACCGCGCAAAGCCCTTGCCGCCCCACCTGTGTCCATCCAAGGATGGCTCGTGTGTAAGCCGCAGGCCGCTCCCGGCCGATATGCCGTGGGTGATGGTGAGTTCCTTAAGTATGGGCCAACATTCGGCGTGCTGCTGCAGAGTGGCACGTCGTATCCGGTCAACTTGGACGAACTGTCACTCATTTTGCAAAAATCGGCAGGCCGTGACACAACCCCTACGTTGCTGCAACGTCTTGCGCTCCACGCCGCCACTGGGCAGATCCGTCAAACTCCGCACGATGTGCTGATGCACGTCGCCACAACGTTCAAGACGCACGACGAAGTCGGTCCCATTATGGCCGGCTACGAGCCGTCGGACGCTGGTTGTTGCGGTACGGGTTTGTTCCGGTTGTTGACTGAGTCACGTCGCTCGTATTTTGCGCGCATTAATGCTGCGCGTGCGGGTGACGGGTCTCGTCGGCAATGCGGGTGGCTGTGGTTGATCTTCAGCCTGATTGCGCTGGGCGGCACGGTTGTGCCGTGGCCGGTGCAACGCTGCTCTATTGCGGAGCATCTGCTCGCTGCCGACTATCAGTGCAGTGACGTGGGCGTGGCGAATGCCACCCACGTCTGCCTTGGTCGACTGCCCGAGTGGAAGGCCGCGAATGCGCCATCCTTTGTCCCATGGGTGGCCCACGACTGTTCGTGGTCGTGGGAGCGGGGCGACCCGGTGTGGCGTGCACTCACCGGAGCGTCCTCAGGCATAGGTCTAGTGATGTTTGCCCACGCAGCGCCCGTCGCCGCACCACCGATTGGTGATGTGGTACGTGCCGAGTACAATCGCGACCCTCATCAACGTATGGAGTGTGAGGGGCCGCTAGGCAGTCAACCATTTGTGCTGCCTTCCGTGATTGTGACGCGCGCTGTCAAAGAAGTCGCGAGTGATTGTGAGGTCAGAATCAAAGACGTAGTCGATACTGGCAATCACGAGCGAGACGGTCTCCGTGCTATTGGCATCGTCACGACGTTAACCCCTGTGGTTCACCGGCCGTGTCAAGCCAATGAGATCGTCGCCGCATGCAATCGGCAGTGCATGTGTGTGCCGGCGCACGACGAAGGGTATTTCGACACTCTCGTCGCGCGCGCCCTCGAGCGTCTGCCTCAGATCGTGGAGAAGGTGTCAACTGACTTCAACGAATGGACGTCTCGGTTCCCACAGGTGCGTCAATGGCAACATGCGGCTGCCATGCGCTTGTGGAACGGTGAATGGGCTCCGACAGATGGGGAACTGTCGCACGGCAAGTCGTTTGTCAAGGTTGAGAAAGTCTTTGGGGACAAGGACCCGCGTTGCATCTCTGGGCAGCAAGACGTTTTGAACGTCGTTGCTGGTCCTTGGGTGTACGCACTCAACAAATCGTTTCGCAAGATGTTTGGGCTTAATCACCACGTGCTGTACTGTGACGGTTACACCGCCGCAGAGATTGGCGCGTTTGTCCAACATCGCATGGGCGGGGCGACTGACAAAGACTGGTTCGCGCTAATCTGTGGCGACGATCAGCTCATAGCGTACTACCGTGGAGGCCGGTGGTATTTCGTGGAAGTGGACGGTACACGACATGACGCGCACATGCACTCTGGGTTTTTTAAGCTCAAGTGGGCTGTGTATGCGGCTGTCACCGATATACCGGTTTACATCACGCGCTATTACAAACGCCTCACCGAATTCACGACCGCGCAGTTTCCGCACGGAGTGAGTTATTCGCACCCTTTCCGTGTGCGTTCCGGTGATGCGGACACAAAACTTGGCAACAGCTTGTGCACGTGGGCTGTAGTCGAGGAGATCGTCGACCACTTACATGCTGCGGACGGTGTCGCCTCTGGCATGGAGTCGGCACGGGAGTCACTGCTGCAACGCTGCGGTTACGAGATTGAGTATAAGGTGTCCGAAGAGCTATCGGACGTCTCTTTTCTCTCTGGCCTGCTCGTTCCTGTTTATGACACTTTGTATTGGGTTCCCAAGCCTGGCCGGCTGATGGACCGAATCGGGTGGACCACAACAGCGGTGACCACAACGCACCAGATTTATCGGCAGTTGGCTGGGACGCTGAACTCGTTTCAGGCGTACCGGTTCCTGCCATTCTGGCGCGTGTACCTGGAAAACTCGATGCGTTTGATACCGGAAGAGTACCGTCTTACTCCGCCGTCCGAAAATCGACAAATCGACTCTACAGGTATTTTGGCTACAGAACCGTCCGCGGAAACGTGGGCGTTCTTTGCCGCTCGTTACGGCCTGACCCAACGTGACGAGGAAGCGTTTTCAGTACACATGGCGCGTGTGACGTCCCTTCCATACATGGTAGACTCGTATGTACTCGAGCGCCTGTCGGAGGTTGACGCCGCTTAAGCGCGCGTGTGGAGGGGGTGCGTAGGGTGGAG